ATTCCGCAATCAGATCCAGCCAGCGGAACCGCTTGATATACGGCATCAACTGCTGGGGATTTCGGACGCTCCAACTGTTGTCCGTCCCGTAGACCACCTTGGTCATCCACCGGGCAGGGATCGTGTCGCCGTCAAAGCTGTTGCCACTGAAAAACTTGTAGCAGAACCCGCCTTTGCCGGTCTGCGCTTCGCCGGTCAGCACAATCTGGGTGTCCGTGGCGGTCTCGACGGTGGTCGAAGCGGCCATCGGCATGTCCGGCCACACATACCAGACCCCCCAGCGGTAGTTCCAGACCACCGCCTGGGTGCATTCGGCTTGGAGCGCCGTGGTCCCCGGCCAGAACCAGACGACATGCCCGTTTTCCACATCATGCACCGCATGAATCTTCGTGCGCTGGGCATACACATAGGTCTTGAGGGTTTCCTTGACCGGCGTGGAAATCACGATGTCGTTGTTGCCGTCAAAGAGGCGAATATCGCCCAAGGGGGTGAAATACGCCAGCATCACCCGTGAGGTCGTGACGTTCTGCCCCGAGGCATCGGTGTAGACCGATCCGGCTGGGACCTTCACCACGGAGCGGTGCGAGACCGTGCCCGTGACCGCATTGGACTTGGTGCGTACCCAGTCCATGATGTCGGAGACTATTTGTCCGGTGCCGCTGACGGTCCAGATGGATCGTTCCTGAAAAGCGACCAGCATTCCCTCGAAGTCCCCATGGAGAGCCGTGAGGAGGTCCCCCACCGTACTTTGATCCGTAAAATCGAGGTAGTTATTGGCCCCCACCTGATCGGGTTCACCGGGATCTGACCAAAACACGCGACGGGGATTGGTGTCGGTGCGTCCCCACCAGAGTCGCTGCTTATGCGGTTCACAAAGGTACGATCCGGTTGCTGGGGCATCACCATGCTCCTGTAAGAGTCGATGTTCAAGAATGTCAAGGTCCGACGCATTGTCGGTGATACTGGTCGTGGTACGTCCGTCGATAAACGTGACGAAATAGAAGTTCGCGCCCGTCCCGGTGGTGCGGTAGAGTTCGTAGCCCACAATGTCGGTGTCCGAATCGGCTGTCCATGAGAGATCGGCCTGTTCGTCCTGCAACTGGATGATGTTGGAGGTGATCGACCCCGCACTCCGAACTTCAGCGCCATCCACGCTCACCATCTTCCAGCTATAACTGCCGTTCAGTTGCCCGGAGGCGGTGTTGACCGCAGCGGTAATGGTGGGCGACTTCGCGGAGGGGCCAGCCGTACTGAGCGAACTGCCGTTCCACATCCGTGGCGCGACCACCCCGTTCGCAAAGAACAGATCGTTATCCACCTGGGCAAAGTCAGGGATCGCGCCCACTGAGCCGCTGCCCAGATCCGCAATAAACGTCCACGCTGCCCCGCTGTTGGTCGAGTACCACAACTCGTACTCATCCGAGCCGTCGTCAAAGACCCCGAGGAGTTGGCGCGTGAAACTCGCGCCGGTCTGTCGATAGGCGCGAAGGTCTCTCAGGCGCGTGGCGCTGCCGCCGGTATTCGTGGTGACCGCTGAACTGTTCTGCTTGGTGTAGCCGAGAATCTTTTTGGCGCGTCCGAGTTTATCGATCCAGAGATTCCTCGACCCACTGCTGGAGTAGATCGTCGGGAGCGCCACCGAGTGAATCCCCTCCTGGGTCCCGAGAAAGACCGTGAAGGTCTGAGTCTGGATCGGATAGGCCACAATGCGTCCTAACTGGGCGGTTCAGGCCACGTAATGTCAGTCGGGTCAGCGTGATCCTGCGGCACATCGCGGAGGCTCTGGCGGTACGCCCACCATGCCGCTTCTTCGACCTCCGACAGTTGATGGTCTCCCAGCGCGGTCCAGTCGGACCCCGCAAGGCGACCGTTGCGGTCTACGCGCACGGCCTCCCATGCGATGGTGGCGAGTCCCGCTGGCCCATCGTGCGCGGCGACAACACTGGAGACTTGCGGCTCCAGTTCAGACGGAACGGTAACCCAGATGAAGTCATCCCGAGATTCGAGATGCTCTGGCTGAATACCATCGGCAATCAGTTCATCCATGAGCTTGGCGGGACAGTTGTTGGGTTTCTCGTATTCGTAGCGTGGCATGTTAGCTCAACCTATGCATCATCAACGTCGTTCCCGCGTTTAGTCCAGAAGATGCCGACGAGTGAAATTGCACCGTCATGTTTCCTCCGCTGTTCTGATAGACGATGCACTCCACATAATCGCCATCAGCTAGGTCGTAGATGTCATAGTTAAAACCGGGTGATGCATCGTTGGAATTTTCGTTAGCAAAGTGCGCGGCCACCCCGCCATTGATCTTCAGGTTGCATTCCACCTTGCCGACACTTGTCGGTGTCCAATGCACTCTCGCGGCCACCCAGTATTTCCCTGCTTCGCCAGAGGGGACCGTCAGTCTGGAGTTGTTCGTGGTGTTATCGTGGAAGCCTCCTACATCGAAGGTTTCTCCCGCGAAGGGAAGCGCGACTTCGGTCGTGGTGCCAATCGTTTGATCTGCCGTGGTATAGACACGCACACAGGCCGTTTGTCCCCCACCCGCTGCGGCCCACGCCACATCTGTGCCGTCGCTGGTCAGGACTTCGTTCGCACTTCCAACAGCTAGCCTCGCCCCGGTGACAGTTCCAGAACTGCCATATAACACATCCCCGCGAGTCGTGAGGGGTGAGAGCGCGGCAAATCCTGCGGCAGCGGTTCCTGCACCTGTCCCGCCATCGGCAATGGCCACGTCTGTGCCACCCGCCCGGTAAAGGGCATTGCCTTCCACCGTCAGATTCCCTGCACTCGCTCTGGCGAGGGTGGTGTCACTCGCGGCCCCGACATTGACGGCGGTAAACTGGGGACTGTCGCCCGTGCCCACGCCAATACTGGTGCGAAGATCCGCGCCACTTTCGGCCACGGGATCGGTGGACCCGTTGCCCACGATCATCTCGCTGTCAGCAAGCACGGACATCGCCGTGATACCCCCGGTCCCACTCCCAAGGAGGACTCCTCCATCCGTGAGAGACGATTGTCCTGTGCCCCCGTAGGCCACACCCACATCGGTGGCTTGCCATGTGCCCGTGGCAACCGTGCCAAGGGTGGTCAGCGAGGTCTGCCCGACGTAGCCACTAGCAATCGTGATGTCATCGGCGTTGACCGTAATCTTGTTGGTCGTGCCGATGACATTCAGGGTAGCCGCTCCACTGGTCGCCCCACCGGTCATCCCGGCACCCGCCACCACGGAGGTAATATCGCCACTCACAGGGGTCGCCCACTGCAAGGTGCCGTCCGTATTGTTAATACTGAGAACTTGATCGACCGATCCGATGGCCGCTGGAAGCGTCAGCGTATAGGACCCGGAAACCGTCGCGGGCGCATCGAGGCCGACATACTGCCCGCCTGAATTATCTTGAAGTCGGAGGTCGCCTTCGGCAGTCACATCGACCTGTCCTGCGGTGACTGCCGTGAAGGTGGGACTGTCGCCCGTCCCGACACCGATACTGGTTCTGAGTGTGGCTCCGCTCTCCGCAACCGGATCACCAGAGCCATCCCCGACAATCATCGCACTATCGGCCAGGACGGACATCGCCGTCACTGCGCCTGTCCCGCTGCCCAGCAGCACGCCCCCATCGGTCAGGGAACTAGCCCCCGTCCCGCCGTAGGCAACCGTTACTGCCGTGCCGTTCCAAACTCCTGTAGCAATCGTGCCGAGGATCGTAATACCTGAAGAACTCCCGACATCGAGGGTGGTGGGATCGCCAGAGCCGTCCCCGATGAGAATCACGCCGTCACCCAGCACCGCCGTGGCCGTAATCGCACTGGTACCACTACCGAGCAGCACCCCACCATCCGTGAAGGTCGCTGCCCCCGTGCCTCCGCGATTGACCGCTAAAGTGCCGGTGGCGTTCGCCGCCGCGAGGTAGTACGCCCCCTCCTGTCCGTCGAGCTTGTCAGCGTCGAGGTAGGTGACGACCGCCGCGCCGGAGATACACGCAAACGGCGCATTCGTACTGCGGCTGAACGTATGCAGTCCCGTGATCGTGTAGGCGTTCTCCTCCGTGAGAACGGTATTCCCGCTTAAATCCGCATCCGTGTTGGCAACTTGAATGTCAGCCATTTATGCCTCGATATACACCAGCACCCCATCGACCGACTGGGCACCGCTGAGTTCCATGTTCAGCAGCGTGGCGGCAGAGGTCTCAAACCAGCCCACCGGATTGAACGGCAGCACAATCGTCTGCCCCGAGGTGGGTCCCATCTGCCCCGTGAGCGCGGTGCCGCCTGCGCCATCCTCGAAGCGGATCGTCACGGCGGTCCCGGTCATCGTGGCAAAGAGCGCCAAGACACGGATCTTCTTGCCCGTGACTGCTGCCACCAGGGTGTTGTTCCCGCTGGTCGCGGCATCAATCGCCGCACGTTTGACCAGTTGAATATCGTAAATGTCCTGCAGTCCTTCTTGTGCGTGGCCCATGCCGACTCCTATTC